ATCTTTTCGACCACCTTGCTGCGTGAGATCCCGCAGCCCCTGCCAATGCCCAGTCCGCTGCGGCGTTCGGCCACCTACTGCCTTGCGTACCTTTTGAACTTTGTCATTGTTCTCAACCGGTACGTACGGCACCTCGTGGAGTATTTTCGTCGTTCGCCACCCACTTATGCCCTGGGTTGCCTTCTTTACCTTATTATAGGTTTTGTTCGATGTGCACGACAATTCGCGGAGTATATTCACTTCCGTAGAACGTCACTCTACAACCTTTACATACTCGTCTCCACGAGAGCCTTAACTTGGCGCACGTTCACCACAGGACGTGTCCACGACGTGTTCGCCTTGTTTCTCTACTGGTGGCTGTGGATCTCCACTGCTACAGCTCACCCCCGCCCCTTGCCCGTCATCGAGGCTGCCGCCACGTGGTCATTCGACACGTTGGCGTCAGGCCTGCGTGAGCCGGGCTCTACTTTAAGCCTGTACATAATACTGTGCTTTATGATCATTATCACCTCATGGACAGTCATCTACTATTTATCACGGTTCTTCGCGCGGTTCTCACCAGTCCATTTCTACTCTTGGATTGATTGGTGGATGCCACCAACCACCGTAGTCCATCAGGTACAAAGCAAAGATGGCAAAGTCAAACGGACCGCCAATGAGTTCCGTGAGATTTTCACAATGGATTCTTTCATGCTCGACAAAGCGTATCTCGCCGAAGATAATCCGCATAAGCACGCCGCTCAACGCCGTCTCGCCTCCGTCAACATGGCCCAAGCCCTCGCCAAGAAGCTTGGATTGGCCATTCACGACGAGCAGATGTCAAGGCGCGCAGCTAAACGCGGGTTCAACGGGTCAAGGGCCCTAATGAACGCTAAAGACGCATGTTCGTACACTGCCGAAAATTTGAAGTTCGAGAAACCCTTGCCGGGTTCACTCGTCACACACATCGACACGTTTACGCACAAAGATCTCCACGATGCGAACGCCACCCTATCCGACGGCAACATCCACTATCTGTACACCTGGAACCCTGAAAGCGTTGCAGGCACGTCTGACGAGATTCAGTTTCGGTACGACGAAGATGGTGATTTTGTCACAGCAGTCGAAGGGTCAGCAGCTTACAGAGATCGTCTGTGGGATTTCGAAGACGACAGCCTAGTGACTTACTCGTACGAGTTGCACATGGGCTTCATCACTTACGCCTCACTCTTTCTCGCACTAACCATCTTTTGCTACAATGTATATACAGATCGTGTATATAACCACACACTCATCAACCTCGGTCCTTTTTATCTAAAGTGCTTCGAATATTTGATCCCTTACCCCGTGCCCACGGTGTGCACCTTCACTAGCCATGACGGATATCTTGCCTTCGCCAGACATCTCGTTAACGGTTATGGGTTGCCTCCATCCTGGTTTGTCTTACTCGAAGGCATTAGGCACCCTTGGGTCGCGATCAATTACGCATCTCTTCCCTACCTTTGGACCGTCGATCCTGAAGCGTTGACTTCGGAACACTGGCTTTGTATCCTCGCCTTGCTGCTACTCGCACTCGTCGGGACGTACACGCCATTTTCCATGAGCCACAAAGTCATACGCCTGGACATTGGTGAGCATCGATCGATCGTGGTGATCGTACCAAATTCTAAATTTAGGGGCTTTTCTGCCTGCGCCCGCCCCTTTCTAGAAAACGCCCATCTGAGGCATCGCACACCCACCGTGGGCGAAACCGAAGGCGGCCACAAATTCATTGCCGAACAACGCAAGAAACCCAGTGGCTTTTCTGTGGCGTATCTAGACTCATTCCAGTCCTACCTTATCAAGGACGCGGTCAGCGACATGACGAAATGCTTAACCACAGACCGTGGTTCACCCAGCTTGTCCAACGTACGTGTAAGTTCCAAGTACGAAGGGGAAGAAGCACACCGTGTCGCCGCCGCACTCTCAATCGCAATCGCCAACAAAGGCGGTAAAATCAACAGCTTTTCCTGCAACTACGGTTACTATCCGCTACCCACCATCATCCGTCAAGACGATAGTTCCAAGGCGGACGGCGACGAGATCAAGGAGGTAATGGCCCACGGGGCCATGCCACCCATCGCGGAAGGAGGCGCGTTCATCCATGCTAAGTCTGAGGCACAATGCCGTGACTTTGTGAAGCGTCGTCTTAGCGACCCAGCTGGCAAAGTTAATTCGAAGTTCACACCTCAAATCGTCTTGTACATAAACGAGTTTGCTGAACATATCCGCAACACCGTCACCAAGGACGGCAGAGGCTATCTCGAATTGATAAGCGAACAAGAGTACGCCGATTCACGAAGCAAGAATCAGCTCAACAAGTTCAATGATGTCATCCCTATTTATGACATTCACAACTTCGATGACCGACAAGGCTTCATGAAGCGCGAGGTTCTGTCAGACCCGACGAAAGCCGGGCGAGGCATCTGCTGCTTCCCACCGGAGAGCCAAGCCCTTGGAGGCCGTATCGCCTTAGCGTATGCGGCCGCCATGAAATCCTGCCTATGGATGGCTTGCGGTCTCAACCCGGTAGAGACAACCGAAGCGGTTGTGAGAGTCTGCGCCGGCGCCACATCAATCACCGACACCGACTTCTCAGCCCAAGATGCAACCATCGACGAGAATAAAAGAAACGTCGAGTTGATGTTGCTCTTGCAGCTCTTTGACGAAAAATGGCACGACCTCATTAGAGACTGGCACTACACCGACTATTGCGGTCGGGTGCTTTACGGCGACAAAGGCACGAAACGCGAATCACACGAGTTCAACGGCTCCAGGGGTAGTGGAAGCCCATTCACAACCCTCGGAAACACGCCACTGACTGGTTTGTTCGCATACATCGCACTGCGCTTGGACGGAAAATTGCCGTCCGACGCTTGGGCGAGCCTCGGCATTTACTCCGGAGACGACGGAATAACTGCCGATCTATCACCTACTGCTTGTGATCAAGCGGCTGAAGCTCTGGGTTTCCTCATCAAGTCATCGACTAACGACAGGTACATCCCCTTCCTCGGCCGTCACTACGCCGACCCAATCGGCGGTAGTTCTTCGTCCATACAATCACCAGCGCGTACCATCTTCAAACTCCACACGACTCTTCTAAACATTGATGAGTTCACTGCCGAGGAAACCATGCTCATGAAAGCCATCTGCTTGCAGGTGACCGACAAGCATAGCGACTTCTTCGGGCCGTGGTCCGAGAAGGTTTTGAGAGACGCGCAGGTGAAACAATTCAATAGCATCCAGAGCCTTGGCGCCAAGGTCCTCAAGTACCCCGGTCTACACCCGTATTTCGCCGTTGTCGCACTGAACACCCAAGCCACATTCCACAATGAAACAGGCGATTTCGAGGAACTCTTCGAGATTCAGATGCCTGGCTTCGATTGGAGTAAGTTCAACGCTTGGTTGGCGGACGGCACCGGCCCATGCCCGACCCTTTACGTGGAACCTGGGTCAATAGGGGCGTGGATTGACAGCATGACGGGAGTCGCTTTAGAACCCGTCACGTTGGCGATGGGCGGTGTCAAAGACCAAGCCAACATGCTGGAATATATCGGGCCCCAACTTACCCCCCCCCCCGCTATTGATGAAACAGAAAAGGACGCCGAACCTCTACCCACAGCTCCGCCCAAAGGAAAAAGACGCCTTGAGCGCACTCCCGAGGAACAGAAAGAGCTGTTGGGCCTGATCAAAGCACAAGGCCTGCTGGAAGAATACCGTGCCGCCAAGAATGTGTCAACTGATTCACCCGACGTAACAAAAGAGAAACGTCGGTTGCGGTCCCAGATTGTAGACAAAGTGCAGAAACCTGCGCTCAGGCCGCCATTCGGCCACTTGCCTCCAATTCCGGAACAAAAACCTGTACATACACCACGGTCCCAGTAGTCTCGGACATCTCGCTAGTTTCTCGAAGTCTGGCGTTACACTAAAAATCGTTCCCTGCGGTGGCGGCGCGGGGGGATGAAATTGTGAAATATCAAGTTCCCCCTGCCCCGCACGTGAAGTGTTCCACCTCACTGTAAATAATGACACTAAACAAGCAGCAATTTATGGCCAGGCCCAAGGTCAGGGCTCTCCCACCATCCGAAAGAGAACGGCGGTGGAAGCAGCACCTGATGTCCGAAGGCGGCCTACCTGCAAGACGCAATGATCAACGCATCCAAGGACGCGGTGATTATTTCTCATCCGCTAAGGCATGGGCTGATCGCCAGTTGAAGCGTATTCCCCGCGGCACTTTCGGCAAAGTGGGCTCAGCCATTGCTGGTGCCCCTGGCCAAGCCGCGGGCGACCTCATCTCGCATCTCACCGGGCGCGGTGACTACCACATCAAGAAGAACTCGTTGATCCAAGATGGCAACGTGCTCAAGCCAACCCAGATGTCTTTTTCACCGACCGGTGCGTCATCCATTAGGATGAGGCGTCGTGAATTCATCGGCGATTTAGTCGCACCTGATGAACCAACCGTGTTCAGTCAGACTCAGTACCGTCTCCAGCCCACCGACACGAAAACGTTTCCGTGGCTGGCCTCTGTTGCAAACCACTTCACGGAGTGGGAACTGCATGGCGCCATTCTCACTTTCGAGACCACTTCCAGCAACTTCGCACAGGATATGGCTCTCGGCACGGTGTCAATCGCCACGCAGTACAATGCCAACGAGCTCCCTTACGGCAGCATGCGAGACATTCTCCAAGCAGCCTATCATAGCCGTGGCAACCCTTCAGAGTGCATCATGCATGGCATTGAGTGCGATCCGTCCCTCCAGGCAAGTGAACATCTTTACACTCGCCGATTTGGAACTTCCGGACCGCCAAACCTGTACGATCACGGCGTAGTCACGGTCGCCACCGAGGGACTGCCCGCCAAACCCGGCACGATCCTCGGCCGTCTGTTCATGACCTACGACATTGAGCTCAATCTTCCCGCGCTACCCACCAGCGGCCACACAGCCGGCAGATGCCTCACCCTTTGGAATGGCACACCCTCCGCGTCCCTGCCTCCTCTCGGCGACCCGCTGGCTGTTTCGTACGTCCCTACACCTAATGGTCTGACGTTCGGCACCGCCAGCGGCAACGATGTTATGGCTCTTCTGCCGTCTAACGGCCCTTGGGCCCGCCCTAGCCTACCGGTTTCCGAACAAGCTTCACTGGTCGGTTGGATTTCCGACTCTACAATTACACCTGGCATGCAGTACTTGTCCTTCGCCAATGAGGGCACTTACATACTCCAGCTGAATTGTTTTGCTGCGTTGGGTGATAATCCCGGCGACATGCTTACCGCACTTGCGCTCACCTCCGATGTTGAAGTCATTTATTACACCAGCCTCGGGTCCAGCGGTTCGCCTTTTTCCAACAACTGCCAGAGCTACGCCCGTGTAACTTGTATATGCACCGGTTCCGACCAGTCGATTTCTTTGACTAGGGCGAACGCTTCCAACTATGCTACATGGTCAGTGCTTGCTGTCTGCGCTTAAAATTTTCCACGAAACTTGTACATTCCACCATGCCCACTCCCGAAGCTCTGCTCGCCTGGTTCGATTCGCGACTCGAATCACTCCCCTATGACGAAAATTCGCTTGCTTCTTTTGTAAGCTCTCTCTGCGCGCCACCAGTCGGTATCACACACACAAAATTGTTGTACCGTTCGGTGCCTTTACAGAGACCCGGCCCCAAAAGCTGGACTTATTTTCCAGCCGATTCCACCGGCAATCGGCTCGCTCGCATATCATATCGATCCCCGCAGCCTGGCGTTTACGTCACGGCGATGGTGAGGTTGTTGCGTCGCGTAGCTGATCCTGAGATAGACTCTTACAGCGTCTCAGATTTTGCGGTCGTCACTCTCGACAACCTCAATAGTTATGGGAAGACTGAATTACGTCGCGTCGACCAGACGAACAAGCGTCGAAAAGTGTGCATCTTACACTAATCACAAACACCGCCAACC